CAATGAGCGGCACACCATAGTATTCCGTATCGCTCACACCATTTCGCATATGTTGTTTTGCTTTTCTTAGAGATACGTTTGTAAGGATCCTGAAAGACCATGCGAAGGTCAATGTTAGGATTATCCTTGATGACTTGTCTCATCTTGCGCCTACTGGGTGGGTCCCAATAACCTTTGACTTCAAGTACCACTCCGTTGCTTGGTAATACAAAATCAGGAGTGTATTGATGTTCAATAGTATAAGGATAGGACGTTTCCTCGTATTCATAGTCAACGCCCAGTTGTACCAATAGATCAGCTACTTTCTCTTCAAGTCCTGATCGAAAGCCCATTAGAAGTCATCTTCTACTGAAGCTGGCGTAGTGTCAATAACCTTGACGTTAGGATCTTGTGTTTTAAATCCTGCTGTACTACCAAATAACTCAGCAGCTCCAGCTTCGTCTAAGTCGCCTGCATCTACACCTACTTCTGACTGTATAGCTACAATCTGTACTCCACTTAACTTAAGTGATGTACCATAAGTTGTACCATCTTTAAGTATGTATGGCTTTTGTATAAATCCAAGCTTCACCTTACTGCCTGCAAATACTGGTGTATCTGTATTTTCAATAGGTGTGCCTTCTGTATCTACTATAGGAGGTTTCTTATCTTCACTCCAAGAAAACTTTATTAAATATTTGCCATCACTAACCTGTTCCCATGGGGTAGGTTTTACGATACATCTATCTTTTGGTTTACTTATTTTAGACTCAGCCCATTTTAGGCAGTCTTCTCTTTCAGTTTCTAATTGAGAGATTAAATCATCTCCAACTGTCGCTTTTAATGTATAGCCAAACTTGCTTGGCTTCAACACAGCCTGAAAACCTTCAAGGGTTACAGGCTCGGGTGTTACGTGTATGTTTCTCATTAACAGAAAAAATATTGTGAATCAATTACAGCTTCCGGTTTAAGGTCGCCAATAATCGGTGGTTGTTCTTCAGCTCCTATTGCTAGGGCGAAGTCGGTTAGGGGTTCATGCTCTGCGAACAGAGTCATGTAAGTTTTACGTACAAGCCTAGATAGCTTGCACATATCAGTCCCTCTACATAATACACTGTCATGTATCAATGCAATGGGAAAGTTGGTAGATGTTGTAGCAAGATGTAACAAACTAGCATCTAATGAATGTATGAGATTTGGTGCAGTAGCATTTTTGTGATGGTTCAAATCTACACCTATCTCAGCTCCAGAAACTATAATTCTACATTTACCCATTAATTGTGTTTGGATAATTTTTTTATCTCTTTTCATTAATCTTTGAGTAACTGGAAAACCAGATGGTGTTAACCATTTAATTTCTTCAGCTCCATTTTTAATAGCACGAGAAATTTCTGTTTCTATCCATTTCATTACGCTCATAGCTCCCGGAACTACCTCGTTCATGGCAGATCGTACAGCTTTTACGCATTGTGTTAACTCTTCTTTGTCTACATCTACGTCTTTATCTTTGAATGCGTCCCTGATGTAGGAACGATTAGAGAAAGGTTTAGCATTGTATGGTATGGTCATCACACAACGTTTAGTTACCTTTCTATCCCAGTAAGGACGTAGCCTTTCAGGGATTTTATCCATACTGTGCTCAGCTATTACCTTATAAGCATCTTGTGGTTTGTTACTACCTATAACGTTAACCATACGAGCAGTACTTGCATCCTTGCTGAGACCGGCGAGAATCTGGAGACCACTACATGTAGCGTCTACAGCTACAGGCAGATGTGTGTGAAAGCGGTGTTCGTAATACAACTCATACCACTCGTTGCAAGCAGCCAAAAATAACCATGGCTCGTCAGCATTTTCCCAGTCAGCTATGTTACCAACAGGGTCATGCCATACACGTTCTACTATAGCTCTATTCTCATAGTCGTCTATCCAGTCTAACCTTTCTTGCATGGTTGCTTTGTCTAAACCATACGTAGTAGCGAGCTGAAACTTTATCCATTCCATACCCTTTTCAGTTATCTTAGCACCTTTACTAAACAAAATTAAACTTTTTCCAAAGTCTGTGTCTTGTGGTGTTAGTAGGTTAGGTATTGGATAAGCTCTACCACGATAGTCAAAGCTCCAAGGAATATAATACTCCTTGTCTTCAAACTCTCTTACTACGTCCATGGTCATACGAGTTCGACAGGACTTACGTACTTCAGCAGCCTGCAAATTTCTAGCTATGGCTGCACTCTTTCTCCATTCTTTTCTAGCTACTTCATTTTCTGCTATGTCAAATGGTTTAGGAGGTATCTCATGCTGGATAACAGGTCTAAACTTTCCTACACTAATTCCTCTTTCTTCTAGTTCCTTCGCAACCTCTACAATAAAAGGATTTAACTTGTAAGAAACTTGTTGAATTTTATTAATGAACTCGTAGGGAGTTTTTCTCTGTATTAGGTGTTGCTTGCTCCTACGTATTAATTTATGAAGTTTAACTAGATCATTTAAATAATAACCACCATCTTGTAATGGATACCAATTACGAGGTGGTATGTGCATAGGCTTAGCAAGAGGACTAAATAACTCTGCCATTTGCATAATGTCGTCATGGTGTTTTACTAATAATGATGATGGAGAAATAATTGAAATTGTTTTTCTACCTTTTCTAAGGTGTTCTCTAAGAAACCAACCTTGATCTTCTTCTGAAGATTTTGTTGCTTCCATTAAACAATCCATTAAAAAAGTACCTACTTTAATTTTTGTATGTTTATCCCAAGTTTGCCAAGGTTCTATATCTTGCTTATTCATTAAAGTTTGGATACAAACAAGTTTACTTTCTGTACCTTTTGCTTGATGCCAATAATTCTTTTTTAGTGTTGCTAATAATGCAGGAGCTTGAGTTTCATAATGTCTCATTTGACATTCTCCCTCAATAG